TCAAGACCGCCATTTCTGCCTATATTTCCGGCGGTTACTACTTCAGGTGCTTCGCCATTGAGAAGACCCGTTATTCTGTTCATAACATCGATAGCGTTCTTGACCTTGTCAAACAGCGCATCCGCATCGCCAATGTCAGGTATCTCATTAAGCGACTTCACGGCATCAGCGAAGTTCTTTAATCCCTTGCTGATCTGACTCATATCGAAGTTGAAGAACGCTGAAGCGATGCCCGTGATAACTCCAAGAACGGTCTCACCTATGATGGTGTATGCAGCGATGTCCGGCTTCGTGCTTACCAACTTGCCGACAAGACCGCCTGCGATAGCAGAACCGCCAAGATAGGCAGCGATACCGCCAAGCACTTTGGCTGCATCTCTCCAATCCACGCCTTTGAGCGTGTCGATGATTTCTCTGAAGTTCTTGACCGATGCCTTTGCAGATGCCGTTACGCCCCATGCCGTGAGCGATGGGATGGCGATGATGCCACTCAACAGAGCCATGTTCTTAAAGGCTGATATGAGTTTTGGCGAAGCCTTGGTAACGGATGCTGCCACATCGCCTGCTTCGTCGATGGCTTTCTTCTTGCCAAACAGAGAAGCGATCTTGCCAAAGATACCGATTTTACCGAGGCTTCCACCGAACTTGCCTGTAAAGAGCTTGCCTATTTTGCTACCGATGATTTTGCCAAGGATTCCTGTAATTGCCCAAAGGTGTCTTGTACCTTTTAAGAGACCGCCAATGATCGTAGACGCTTTTCCGATGCCTCTTCCTGCACCGAATATCCATCCGAGCCATCCCATTCCGAACTTGCTCATTACCTTTGAAACGCCTTGTAGTGCCTTTATAGTAAAGCCAAGTCCTTTGACAAAACCGTTAACCAAGCCTTTCCAATCAACGCTTTTGAGGTCTTTGAAGAACTGCGTAATTTCTTCAGGGTGCGCTTGTATCCATTCCTTGACAGCTTGCCCTGCCTTGTCGATGCGGTTATATACAAGGTCATCAAGGAATAGGTTAAGACTCTCGAACTTGCCTTTTGTGACCGTTTTTACAAGTTCATTCATAGGCTCAATAATGCCTTTCCACATGAACTTTGACGCTGCGGTCTTAATACGAGAGAAGAACGCTTCCCATGTATCGAGCGACTCTAAAGCTACCTTACGAATCTTTCCGTTCTCGTCAGTTCCGGCTGCGATCAGAGTCTTTATAAACTCCTCGTTGGCTATCTTTCCTTGTGATACCTTGGCTACATAATCGTCCAAGGCATCGCCTGTATATCCAAGAGATTCGCCCATCATTCGGATCGCAGGCATCATCGAGTTGGCAAGTGAATACCACTCTCTTGAGTTCATCTTCTTACCACCGATAACGTCCTGTAATTGCATCATTCCCTGATACTTCTGCTGTTCAGTTGACATAGAGGCGAGGAATGCGTTGTTGGCAGCTATAGCGAGGTCAGTACCTTTGCTCAAGTCTCCCATCGTTGACGTGAACCTCTGCGACATTGAGACCATATCTACAAGGCTTGTAGGCAATCCCAATACGGACTTGTCCAACTTGTCGATGCTGTCTTGAGCCTCTTTTGCTGAATATCCAAGATTTTGCATTATCCTCGGATATTTACGCATTACGTCTGCTCTCTCAAAGCCGTTTTCAATACCCTCGGTGAACTGATTGAGAACTTTATAGCCTGCCCCAAAGATAATGCCATCAGTAAGCCTCGCAAACGGAGATGTCAGCGTAGTCATGGCATTACCAAAAGATTGCATCGCAGAGCCTATGTGGGCGACTTTTGAAGAGATGCTGTTAAATGCTTGTGCAAAAGTCCTTGCATTGGCTGTTCCGTCTTTTAAACCTCTCTGAAGTATTTTCAGTTCAGCATTAAGACGGTTCATTTCATCGGCTTCATCTCCGCTTAAAAGTCTCAACTTTTTCGCTGCGCCCAAAGCAGCAAGCCTGTCTTGTATTTCTTTGATACGATCGTCAATAGAAACAAGACTCCCGTCATCAAGTTTGATCATCGTCTTTTTTCTTCCGATGTTCTTGACGGTCTCGTCTATCTTACGCAGAGTGTTATATGCCGATTCTGCGTTCATTAATTCAATTTCTATGCCGACTTTTTCTGTTGCCATTTATTCGTTACTAAAGTACACAATGTACTTGCTTGGTTGCATAGTTTTCGCTCTCGTTTCCTTGTCAAGTTGTTTCCACTCTTCGTAGTTCTGACTTGACTTCTCGTTAGCATACTGACCGAAAGCGACTATCAGTTCTGCCACGCCCCAATGGTCTAAAATGTCGCTCGGTCTCTGATTGAGTACCCTGGCAACATAGTGTGCCATGTGGTTATAGATTTCTAAATCTGCAAAATAGTCATCCGCACTTTTGCTCTTGGATTCGTCATCCTCTACTTGCTTTCGTGCGGTAAGTCGAAAAAAAGGTCTGCCTCGTTTATCGCTGACGGATTGTTCTTCGCAATCTTCACGGCGTTCTCAACTGTGTTCAGCGGAAGCATCCACTCCATTTCCTCATAAGGGATACGAAGTACAGTTGCTACAAGTTCGTATGTAGCGTCTGACAGTTCTCCGTTCATTACTTGCAGAAGAGATTGCATTTCTTCGTAATTGAGTTCCTTTATCTCACCATTCTCGGTGATCTTATAAAGGAACGATTCTATCTGTGCGAGTGTCGAGACAACCGCACCCATTCTTCTTGGTGACAGATATACGTTCTTGAACTTTCTATTACAGAGGAAATATCTTCCGTCTGCTGTGGTTTTGCCTATCTCGTCACCGTTCTGTTCGGCTCTTGCTTTCCACTCTTCTGTGTTCGGAAAAGCAAAAGACACCACATAGTCAGCAGCCTTGATTTCCGTCTTGTCAGGATTACCAAGGACATGGAGTTCATCATCCTTTATGCCGATATATGGTGTGTCATCATTCTTTGCTTCCTCTATTGCCTGTTTCAGTTCATCCAACTGATCCATTTGTATCATTTCCATAATTGCTCCCCTTTCATCGTGGAAATATGCTTTGACATGAGGGGCGGTAGGAGTTTCCCAATCGCCCCTCTGTCATATCCATGAGTTAGCCTACGATTCTGTACGCATAACCGAATCTGCCCTCTGCATCCCTCTGAATGGAGATAGTCAGTTCGCCCTCTGCGTCATCGTCCTCGGAAAGTGCATCAGGGAAAGATGTAACAAGTACGTTGTTGAAGATGAATCTATACTTGCTTCCGTCTGTATAGCACTTTGTGTAGGTCATTCTTGTTCTGACCTCGTTGACATCCTCGTCTGTGATCTCGAAGGAGTTCGCTACATCAACTACCTTTGGATAGGAGATGAGTACGCTTCTTCCGATGTGAACAGCGTTGAACAGAATAGTTGTAGTACCGTCACCATTGTCGATAAGCTGATAATGGTCTTCGTCAACATCTACTCTGCTTGGAATGGACAGCCTCTCAAGAAGAGCGTCTGTAGCATTCTGCGATTCTCTGCAATCATACAGAGCCTGGATGCTGATGAATCCGCACTCGTTCTGATCGATGTCATCGAGGGTAACGTAGCCGTAGTCTGTGCCTGTAAGAGCCTTGACTTCGACTTCGACCGCTTCCTTATCCCATGCCTTTGTGAGCGAACCCTTTCTGTACATAGGATTGAGTCTCCAATAGTTAGGAGTGATTGCCTTGAAGGAAACTGTCTTCTCGATGTTCTGAAGTTCGGAAACATCGAACTGACCACTTCTGAAGCAGGTCTCCTCTGCTACATCGAGGTCGAACGAGCCGTCAACACCTGTAAGACATCTTGCGATGACGTGTGTCGAAACAGCGAAGTCATCCATATCCTCGAAGATAGCGACCGTTGAAAGACCTGTGGCTGTGGAGAGTGTAATCTTGACAAAGATTGCTTCGCCCTCTGCGCTCCATCCTGTGCCTACTTCTTCAGGAGCCTGTGTAAGATCAATTACTACGGCTGTGTAGCCATCGTCACCGTGAGCCATCTTGGAGAGGTCAACGGTGTACTTATCTGCGTTAGTGAATGTAGAAGCGTCAGAAATCTGAACTTCTGCATTACCGCTTGTTCCGAGTGCATAGAAGGTGAGAACACCTGCAGCGAACTCGGCTGCCTTGAGTTTGAACTTATATACTGCATTAGCACCTGCCTCAAGCATGAGTGTTCCGCTGTTTACACAAGCACCCTGCATACATTCAAACTGATTCTTTGGGATTCTGAATCTGTCGAATCTTGAATTCTCGGCTGATGTCGAAACATACTTGCCTGCGCTGATCTTCTGACAATCCGGCAGATTTCTCTGTACATCGAAGTCCACTTCGGTGTTCTTGTTCAGTTTGGACAAGCCGACAGTTGACATGAACTTCTCATTTCTGCACTTGCTCATTTACTTATTCCTCGCTTTCCTTAACAATCTGTTAGCCAATCTCTGTGCCTTGGCAGGCTTTTCCATCATGTTGATTGCCTTGAGTTTTCTTGCAAGGAAGTCATCACATTTAGGCTGTTCTTCCTTGATTTCCTCTACGGCTTCAACCTTCTCTTCGATTGGCATAGCTTCTTTTTCTTTTGCTTTTGCCATTGTTGTTACCTCTCTTATCTGTGTCTGTCCGCTACGTCTTTCACGAAGTGCTTGCCCTCATAGTTTCTGAATGGACTCGTTCTAAAAGCTATCCATTGACCATTAGCACCGCTAATGGGGAGCGGTTTTCTCGCTCCGCTTTTAGGGATACCGCCATATCCGTTGCCTTGGTCTGCAAAGTAGAAATGCAGATTGTCGCTTCCAACGAATCTTGATGTATCACTTGTTCTCTCTATGTGGACAGAACCTGCGGCTTCACCCGTCCTCTTCGGACACGCTTGCTTCAACTCATATTGAATGCGTATAGCAAGTTCATCCATCTGCTTCTCTGCTATGGCTTTGACAGTTTCTACAAGAGACATAAATCACTCCACTTTGCTGAAAATCGCTCTCTGATCGCCATTAACGTCCGTATAGACGTATGACAGAAGGAATGCTCCGTCCTGCTCGGATACCTCTTTAGGTTGTCCTACAATGAAGTTCTCCGTTCTGCCACTCGGCAATATGTACATCTTGCTTCTTACAAAAGACGAACTTGTTGTCTTGCCTTTGCAATTACAACCACCGCTCGACTTTTTCTCTATCGTTCCGTTGAATACTACCGTCATACAACTACTCCCCATAACTCACCCCTGTACCTCTGACAGAGGCTTATTAGTGCCAACTGATTGAAATACTGTCTCGTCAGAACATTAAGGAAATGCTCTTGAAGTCTGCCCTCAATCGTGGCGTAGTTGATAACTCCTTCGTCAGTATTCTTCGTAGGGTCACACGCTTCGCATTCCTCACAAGCGCACTTGTTCTTCCCTGCGATCCATATGAGTGCTTCGCAGAACAGCGGAAGCAGACATTCAGGTATCTGCTCATAGCCTGCCATGTAGGTCACAAGCAGCTTGTACTTGCTTTCGCATCCGCATTCCGGCTTACACCTACAACTTGGTAGGGGAAGTTCCAAGCGGAACTTCCCATCTACCTCGCTATAGGAGTATTGGGAAAGGATACTTTGGGTTTCTGTGATTCCGTTCTGCTCTACAAGGGTGAACACGAATGATTCAGGGTCGAACGGTGCATACAGAGGCTCGAACTCATACACGAAGCAATCGTCACAGATGCAGTCGGGAAGGTCTTTTACCTCTCTGCGTTCGCCCAAGAGAAAGGTCTCGCAAGGCTCGTTCGCCCAACAAGTGTAGGCGCTTATCAAGTTGATAAGTTCCGTTACATCCTTCTCTGTCACATCTTGGCAATCGCAATATTCAGTTAATTGCTCAAAAGGTGTCGTCATTCGTTTTTACCCTCTCGTCAGTGATTAAGCAGCCGGTACAAGTGTGGTCGGATTGATGAGAGCCGCAAGGTCAGCAATCTCTGTGCAAGCGCTTGATACTGGAACATCGGAGATGACCATTACTCTGTTGGCGTTGTTGTTTGCAACTGTGCCGTAGTTGTAGAGGTAGTAGCACATCTGACCGCAGCCGTTCTCAAGGGTCTGCTCTGTGAAGTCCTTGCTGATTTCCATTTCGTTTCCGATGGAGTAGCCGAGGAACATTCCTGTGCTGTCTCCGTCAATCAGCCAAATGTCTCCTGTATTATTCTGCATATCTACAGGGATCAGTTTGTCATCAATGAAGCCGATGCCGTGGAAACGGAGTCTTCCGTTTACTCTTGTCCATCCGCTTGGCAGGTTGCCGTTAACGTCAGGAACAACTACGTCCTCAAGGCTTCTGTACATCAGCGGATTGAGTGCGAATACCCAATTGCTTCCGCCGAGTACATCGAGTCTGCATCCGATGGAGTCGAAAGCAGCAAGGATATTAGCACCGCTTACCGAGATAACTGCATCGTTCTGCATTACCTCGAGAAGTCCGTGGAACGGCTTTACGATGTTGTCGGAAGTTGTGGATGTTCCGAGGATTACGGTGTGCATTGTGTAGAACGCCATCCACAGATGTCTGATTCTGCTTTCTACCTGCTCAAGTGTCTCGCCTTCTCTTGCAAAGCCTTCGAGTCTTGCTCTCTGATTGATGCGAAGTCTCTCATAGACCATTGTGTCGAAGATGCTGTCGCAATCCTTGAGGCAGACGAAGTTCAGAGGAACTTCCGAAGCGCACTTCGCAAAGTCAGGAATTGTCCAGCAGCAGTCTGAACCGCTGTTTGCAGGCTCAAGTGTGTAAACAGTACCAGGAACTTCCATAACCCAATCAGCAGCGTCCTCGCCTACTCCGTGATGGAATAACTGCGGGTTAGTGCTTCTCTGACGCATCATTCTCGAGAATGGTGTGCCGGACAGCCAAGTAGCGAGTGGGTATCTGTTCTGAAGTTCGTTGCGGAGCGAGAAGTCCTCAAGGCCCTCGCAATCGCTGATGATGTCAATGAAATTCGATGCGAGTTTCTGTACATCAACGGCTCTTCTGTCGAGCATATTCATCATTTCGTTCATTAAAGTTCTCCTATTCCGTCACCGTGGTAGTATGCCTTATCGGTGGCTTTGAGTTTCTCTTCTTTAGGCTTCTTTTCGCCCTCGTCAGGGAGAAGTTCTACAGAGATGCCCTTAAGGCTCTTCTTGAATTTCTCTTTCTTGTCGAGTTCGCTCTGATACTTGGCAGAGAGTTTGCGGTTTGTCTTTTTCAGTTTCGCATTTGCCTCTGCGAGTTCAGAGATTTTATTCGTAAGGCTCTGAATCTGCTCACGGAGTTCATCTACGATAGCAAGTTCCTCGGAGTCTTCCTCGGCTTCTTCGCCCTCGTCTTCATCATCGGCTTCCTCATCGTCAGCGACTTCCTCGACTTCGGCTTCTTCACTCTCGGTTTCCTCTTCGGTGTCTGTTTCGTCTGATGCCTCTGTAGGCTCATCAGCGTCTACTGTAGGCTCTTTTTCTGCCTCTTCGGACATTTCCTCGGTTTCCTCTGAAACCTCGTCCGTAGGCTCTGTAACAGGCTCACTCGGTTCTGTGATGTCGATTTCCTCGACTCCGAGTTCCTTTTCGTCATCAAGGTTTTCAATCTCGATGATGTCTTTCAGGTCTTCCATTGGTTCTCCTTTCAGTTCCAATCCGCTTGAATTGACATTTCCGCACTCGCCTACAAGTCCGTAAGCGAAGATATAAATCTCGTCAAAGACAGGCAGATAGTAGCCAAGAGTTTCGGAGAGGTTCTGCGTGTCCTCATCATTCTGATGAACCCAAAACTCTGCGGATATGCCAATATCGTGGGATTGCCTTTTAAGTTCCTTGATGAAAACTGATTCCTCATCGAGATGAAGGTTCACATCAAGTGCTTTCCTATCGTTTTCTATATCGACAAGGGTAAGGTCATCCTTTGTCCACTCGCCAAGAATGAACGGCATTACAGAGAAGTCCATATGACCGAGGTTGACAGTACCGACAAAGTCCGGCGTAAGGTTCAGAACCTCTGTCTGATGCCATTCCTCGCCATCGAACTCCCAACCACGTACATATTCGTTCTTGCCGTTAAGGTACTTCTCGAGTGCGCCCTTCTTGATGACGAAGCCGTTGTCGATATATCCCTCGTCAATAAGCCTTGCCTTGCTGTCGGACAGTTTCTTCATATCTGCCGACAGAGACATAACTTTTTTGTCCTTGTCGTGGAACGAAAGACCGATGATGCTGTCCATCTTGCGCTTTACTTTCTTGCGCTTTCTCGTTCTCTCGTCTCTCTTTTCGATTAGATCATTCATTCTTCTACCTCTACAGGGTGATAACTGATTTTCTTGACCTTTCCACCGCAGGATTTACAATATTCGACCTCATAAGGCACATTGTGTTCCTTTAAGGCTCTTTCAATCTCTGCGTTGTATCGTACTTTGGCCTTGTACTCCCTTAAAAAGTTCAGAAAAGCCTCGTCATCGTCTTTGTACTCGGTGTTTGGGGCAAGTCTGACATAGTTGTTGTAGGTCACGATGTCTTTGCCGCCCATTTTCTTGGTTCGTGCCACCATATTTATGGTAATCGGCACTTTTTCGGCACTATTCAGCCTGTACTTTGTCATCTTTGCCCTCTTTTTTGCTCTTTTTTGCCGATTTTTTCGCCTTTTTAGGCTTCTCTTCGGCTTTTTCTTCGGCTACCTTTGGAATAATCTCCGTAGGTTCAGCCTTTTTTGGCTCGATTTCCTCAAAGTTGCCATTGAGGAAGTCGAGTCTGTCTTTCTGATTCTTGAAATGGATTACATTCATAGTGTTTGTCCTTTTATTTGTGTGCTACTGTGACTTCGACATCAGTGATGTCGCACGGAGCGGTTGCTGCCCAAACGTCAGGAGCTTCTTCGCCACCGTTAATTACGCTCATAGTTTCGTCTGCGTCTGTCCATGCACCGCCAAATGGCGATTGAACGTATGATAGGTTGATACCGTTCAATTTCACATCGTAATCAGACGGATTTGCGAGCAGTTCATTAGGTTTAGCAACACTTGTTTGTGCAAGTTCAGTTTCTCTGATATTGTCACTACACTCTCCTATTGTCTTGCTTGTGAACCAAACTTCTCCTACGGTATCAGTATCCCCACTCGGCTCACAGCCATATGGGTTCGGTCTGTCTGCAACGCTTGTCTCGCTCTCGCTCACATAGATGTGGTCAACAGCGTGGAACGGCACGAAGTATTCCTTGCCATCGTCCTTGAAGGACATCTGCTTCTCTGCCTTGAACTCGTCAAGGGCGTATGTTGCAATCGGCTCTGTGGCTGTGTCAGATGCGTTCAGCGTGACAGCATCTCCGCAGCCGATGAGTCCGACTTCGATTGTTTTCAGTTTCTTGTTCATATGTTTTCCTTTCTGTTAAAGGTCGTGGTTATTCTTGCGGGCAACTTGCGTAAAGCGCGATGTCCGCTGTCGGTGTATAAGAGTCTCCTGCCATACCCACGTCACTTTCAGGGTCTTCAAGGTTCACAAACCAAAGGACTTCGCGACTGTCAAGACGCGGTAATTTGAGGCTATCGCCTTTCTTTACAGTCTCCTTGAACTCACGCGCGTCTCCGCAAGCAGCCCCTTCAAGGACTATAAAAGTTATGGTGTAACTGTCTCCGTCAGTACCCCCCCCACAATACGGATCGGTGCGTTCTGTGTCTTCGGTGGAAACGCCATAATCGGCTTTCTTCACAGCGTGGAACGGAGTCAGCATCTTTCTGTTCTCTGCTTCCGTCTTGATGGTCTTGTGTGCCTCAAGAGAACTGATAGCATCAGAGCCGATGCGAGATGTTGCGGTATCTTCTGCAACGATGCTCTCGCCCATCAGCGTTGTTCCGTTGAAGGCTTTAAGTGGTTTCTTATATGTCATTTGTGTTTCCTTTCTATTTATGCGCTACTGTGACCTCGACAGTAGTACCGGCCTCAAACCTTGGTGGGCATTTGAGGTCTAATGCCTGTCTTGACTCGTCCATTTCCAACGCTACTGTAAAATCGTCAATGTTGGTATCGGCAAACAGCAACATGCCGCCTTCCGCCATTGCAAGAGACACTACGACTCCGTTGACGGATACATCATATGCGTTCGGGTTTGCGATAAGTTCGTTCGTCCTTGCATTAGGGGTCGGAGTCATAGAGAAGTTGTAGCCTTGCTCATCGCACTCTCCGCTTGGGACGGTCGCTGTGTACCAAACTTCACTTGTTGGTTCAGACCCCCCCCTCGCAGCCGTAAGGGTCAGCCCTGTCTACGCTTCCATCAGCCTCTGTGACCTCGATGTACTGCACAGCGTGATAAGGGATAGCGTTGGTTGTCTTTACGCCCTCGCTCTCGCTCTCGTAGTGCATTGTTTCGTATTTCTTGAACTCATTCAGCGCCCTTGTAGCCATATCGTCTGATGCTGTGTCGGCTATGTTTACCACCTCACTGTCAAGCATCAGATGTACCGCAAGAGTCTTCAGTTTCTTCGTGTAAGTTGCCATTATTTCATCATTCCTTTCGTTAGATTGGCATTGTGTCTGTGCTGACTTCATTACCGCCTGCAGTTATCAGCGGCAGGATTTCAGCCATTGACTTGTTATCGAGTTTATTAGTGAAATCGGATATGAACTCCGTGTCGCTAATCATTGTCTGCTTCTCAAGAGCAAGTTTTCCGTCTGCATCACGATAGATGATGTATGCCGGAACATTCTTGATGAACAATCTGCCACTCGCCTGCTCCTTGATGCATCTGTAGCCATCGGTTGTGTGTCCGCTGACTACGATGAGTTTCTTGCCCTTTACCTTGTAGCGGTTTGCAAAGAAGTAGTCAGGGTTGACAGCGTGTACTGTCTTGCCCGTTGATGCAAGCGATCCGTCAGCGTTCCTTGTCTGCATACCCGTTCTCGGCTCATCAGCGTTGTAACTGTTTAAAGTGGCAGCGTCTTCGAAATTGACGAATACCTTGCCATCTTTCTGTGCCAACGGCTTTACCGCATCGACCTTTGCGTAAAGGTCTTTCAGTCTTTCTTTCTTGCCCATAAGTTTGTCCTCGCTTTCTTTTCCCCTATAATTCTTCGAGTGTTCCGAGTTCGTTGTGTATGTTCTCGTCCAACATATCAGCGAACGAGTCGAATAATTGCTGTGCCTTCGGCTGAATACTCTGCGATCCGTCCGTTCCGTCTATCCGCATAGCGTTGAGCAAGGACATCATATTGACCACTTTTGTCCTCATAGTGTTCTCGTCCTCGTTCTGCTTCATCTCGTACTTGTTGAAGTAGATTTTGTCGCAGCCGATTTTCTTGGAAATCCATACGCTGAACTGTTCTGCGTAGCGTTCACGGAGTGGAACTATGCTGTTGAGCATCGCCAAGTCGATTATGCTTCCCATACTCACATTGCCCGACACATTACCGAGTTCGAGCAACGATGGTGACATTCCGAAGTCCTGCGCTAACAGCAGAGTATCGTTCTTAATCCAGGTGAAGAACTCCGTTGCTTTCGTTACTCTTTCAAGATGCTCTATCTTGTCAGAGAACATATTTGAAAGGACTATCACGCTGTCAGAACTTGACTTCTTGATGTCCCTTGCAACCCTTGCTGCTTCGGCTTTGATGGCTTCCTGCGTCTTCTGCTGACCCTGCAGAGCGCCCTGCAGTATGTTGGCTGTCGATACATCGTTGTTATCGTCACCGCCTGCCAGTCCGTCCTTTGGCCTTATGATTATTCGACCTGGTCCATCGTAGCGAATATCGTAATTCAGCCTTTCGTAGACCGCTGTCAGAAGGTCAAGCCTTGCTTCGTCCCTTAAAAGTGGCGAATGTCCATAAGGAAGGCTCGTATCGTTTCTGATGACCATAAACTCGTTGGTGTCGAGCAAGATAAGGTCATTCATATCGAGTTCGTCCAGGAAGTCTGCGTAATCTTCGTACTTGTCGAAGTCGAACTTCAGAGGCGGTACTCTGTCTCCGTCCTTACGGATCAAATAGCCAAGCACCTGCTGAATACCGTTTCTCTTAATAGTGAGAATCCGATAAGTTCCCCACTTGTACTGATAAAGGCATCCGTTGAGCCAACGAAGTCCACTCGCCCCGTGAGTGATGGCCATTCCTATCGCGCTCTTGAGTTCGTCCTTATTGGTTGTCTGCTTTACGTTCTTCTTATAGAGAAAGTCATTCAGTTTCTCATCATCACGGATGCTTCCTGTGGTCAGTCCGTTCGAGAAGATATAGTTCAGAGTCTGCGTAAGTACATAGTCAGCACCCGGAAGCACTCTCATATACTCATCGACCTTCTCAAGTCCGTCTCCCCACTTTCTGCGTGGAAGTGAGCCGATATCGTTGCAGGAATTGCACTCAAGCATAGACTCGAGTATCTCGTCTATCTTTCTGCGTTCCTCGTCATTCAGTTCTTCGTATTTAAGAATCTTCTGCTCGTCTGCCATTCAAGTACCTACGTTATTGCAAAGGTGGTGTTCTCATAGAACAGCACTACTGCGTGTATCGAAAGAAGCACGGAGTCGAACTCGTCAGGCGATTTGCCAAGAATAGCCTTGATTGCCTCTTTCGGTTTTATCTGTATCTTTCCGCTTGCCTTGCGCTCTGATGTGATGTACGGCAAGGTATCTTTGATTTGATCTCGGACTTCCTCGGATACCATCAGAACCCTGTTGTCTGATAAGTCCTGAAAGTCCAAATGCATCTCGGCTCTCATATTTGCCGCATTGGTAGCCGAGTATTCCTTGTTTCTTACGCGCTGCTTGGTCGGTGCTGAACCGAAGTTGATGCCAATGACGTTAACGCCTTTGTCTCTTAAACCTTCGGTCAGCCATACTCCCCAACCAACGTCTACGCAGCAGAGAGCAACTTCGTACTCTCTCGCTATACGGCTTATCTGATTGATGATGTCTTTGTGTGTCTTGCCCTCAATCCATATCTTCTTGACTATCTTGCGAATCTTCTCGACCCATATCTTTCCGCTTCCGACAGCGGTGATAGTCACTTCGATGTTGTCCTTACCCTTATAGGCAGAGTCAACGCCCATAAAGTATTGGGTGTAGTCGCCCTCATAAGGTGCTTGGTAGACATCCGGCATCGACATCATTCCCTCGCCATCCTCATCAAGCACACAGAGCAGATAACGCCTTAACGTGCTTCTGTGTTTGGCAAAGGTAGAGTTGAATACCTTTTCCTTGGTCAGACGCTCTTCCTCAACAGCCGTGAGTGCGTCCATCCAAATGATGATTTCCCTCTTGCCGACTTCCTCGTCAGGCTTCGTAAGTTCTGAATAGAAGAAACCCGGCTGATGTGGGTTTGAAATCATCGCACGAAGATAGTTTCGTCCGTCTACCCTCGCAAACTCGGCTCGGCCAAGTTCTGCGAAGGATTCCTCTGAAATGAGTGCCGCCTCATCGCAGAGGTAGTTGCCCGGCTTACCGACTACCTTGTTCTGTGCGATGTTGTCATCGTAGGTATCACCCGTGGTGATAGGTTCGATAGAGCCTCTGCCTGCGAACGCTATCTTCTGCTTCGACAGCGTGGTTGTCAGTTTCTCTATCTGATCTTTCTTGTTCAGCAGGGCGTTCTTGACTTCGGGTGCGATGTTCTGAAGCGAAGCACCAACGTGACCCATAATCATCTTGGTGCTGTCCTGTGTCGCTGCTACGACATAAGTCGCTTCGCCTGCATCGCCTTCATAGGCCATAATGTTGCCGATACGGCCAAAGAGCCATGACTTACCATACGAAGATGGGGACACGACAGTTACCTTGTCATAGTCACCCGACAGACACGCTCCGGCTATAAGGCTCTGCGTATAGAAGGTGCTTTCACCGTAGTATTTGTAAATCTCGATGAAGCCTATCTCCGCAAGGCGGTCAGCCTCTTCCCTGCTGCAGGTAAGCCGTTTGTAATGGCTTGGGATTCTTCCTCTGCCGACCCATTTAGGTAAATCAAAGGTCTGCTGTGAGAAGAGGGTCTCGAGTTCCTTATTCGCCACTGTGGAACTTCTCCACCAAGTCCTTCAAAGCCTTTTCCTTCTCTTCAAGGGACAGTTCGACAACAGCACCCTCAAAGGCAACAGCCTGTTTGGTACTGAACTCGTCTGCTCCCTTGCGCTCTGCGTACCATCTTGCGGTCTTTATCTGCTCCTTGTTTTTAGGATCGCGGATAGTCTTCGCAATAACGAGTTTCGTATCAGAGAGAAGGTCATTCAGAAGTGAAGCCCGGAGTTCTCCGACAGTATCGGGATATTCCTTGCACCACTTCCTTATGTCTTCGGCTTTGAGGTCAATGCCGAGAAGTTTCTGCACACGAAAAGCCGCCTCGTTGTCAGATAAGCCGTTCTCCCAAGCCTCAACGACTATTTCCCACACCGAAGCGTCTACTTTTTCAGGCTTCTTCTTCAGAAAAGCATTATTCATACGCAAAAACCTCTCACTAAAAGAACATCTATTCCCTCGATTTGGCATATACACAAAAAATGTCAATTTGTCAAGTGTTTTTGCATAATTTCCCATCATTCTGCATAAGTTCTCAAAATCTGACCTCGTTATTTTTAGGTTTTCACTTTTCAAAGCCAATAAAATAAGGCGCTTTGAGATACCGCGCCCCTTTTACGCTTTATTCATTCGTTTTAACAAATCATTAAAGCACGTTTTAACAAGGTGTTAAAACAGACCCCCTTGCAATATCGTTTTACTTGAATATAATCCGAGGTAGTGAGAGAAAAACCTCTCGCCGATATGCTTTTAAATCCAATGTCCGGCAGCGATGTCTTGGGAAGACCGCTGACCGCACTAATGAATAACACGAACTATGGTCTGCCCCGAAAGCCAACGGCAGACCCTAAACTCTAAAGTAACCGCTGATAGTGAGCCAATGAGGGTAAACCCATTGGTAGACGGAACAGATCAAAACCAACCGGCAACTTTCACGCTCTGTATGAACGTGAGGTCAGATGCCTTCAAAGAAGGTGATCGTGGAAGCCTGAAGTCGATTGATGTGCCACTCGAGGGGCAGGTCAGAGTATGCCAAGCAGCATCCAAGCACATCATAGGCTCTTTATGAGCCAAGACCGAGTAATTACCCAATGCTCTTTTTTATTGCCTTGAAAATACTCGCCTATATAGGAGGATTACTATGCCCAAAGCCAAGCGAAACCCAAACGGAAAGTACAAGCCAAAGAAAACGGGTAAGTCCGTGTTCGATGGTAACCCCACTCTGATAGTCAATCGTTACTGGATTCCAAAACCTTACGTTGACCCTGTCCACGATGTGATGACAGCCGTGAAAAACGATGTACCCTTCAACAAGGCTGTCGATCAAGTTGCTACGCTATATAAAGACACGGTTAACCGAGATAAGTTAGCAGAGCATACACTCAAGTATTTAGCCAATCAGTATTAGCCACCCACTCGGGTGGTTTTTTCGTGCCTTGAAGTTTCAAAAATTGGACTTTTGTCACAAGGGAGAGGGGGACTCGAACACCCGTTCGATTTCTTTGCGATTCACCGCAGGTTGACAATGCATCGGTATACAGCCGGATGCATAGATATACATGACACGCTGTCAACCGACATAAAAAACGCTTCCTTAAATTAGCGTTTAGAGAATAGTTAACACCTATGGTGCACACCGAGATGAAGAGGGCGCTCAACCTCAGTAATTGCAAGGGTTTGAGCGATGTATAAATATACACTCTGTAATTGAGTTATCCACAGAAATCCAGGGATTGTATACAGTTCGATTAAGTGTATACAGATGTATAAATACTCATTCGATAATATGTTATTGTTAACAAGTGATGCAGTTGTTTTAACGATTTGTGAAAGCCGTTTTAACAACCTCTTATGCTGCCGGATTGTATACAGTACCCAAAAACGTATACGTTACAATGTAACAAGAGCAATAAAAAAAGCGGTCAGTTAAGACCGCATTGTACAATGTTTTATTTATCCATCAAGCCAGTTGCAAAGCCTATTAGGAATACTACAACGGCGATGTATGGGAAACCATAAAACAATATGCACAGTATTGCAAACGCTATCATTTACCACCCCCCTACTGATAACAGAAACGGCTTTTATTTGCCCTTGCTGCCTTCCTTCTTAATGTTTCGGCTTTTGCCTTCTCGGTTCTCGTTTTGTCGGTTCTCTTTTTCATATCGCACCCCCTAAAAAACTTGTATAGTGATGGTTTTGGAGTCCTTCAGCGGTTCGCCATCATTAGACCACACGCGGCGATACTGTCTGCCGTAATGCGTGTAGTTAACCTCTGATTTTGGCGTATCCGTTACCAGTTCCGTGTTATTCCTAAAAATTGATACCTCGCAATCGTCCGAAATAAGCGACAGAATAAATCCCACATAATAAGTGTTGTTTTTCATAATTGCCCCCCTATTTACCATCCTTTTACCTCTTGTAAGATATAACCGATAATTGACACCACAAAAGGTGTTAAAATCCAAGTGTGATACAATATCATTTCACGCCCCCTTATTTCAGTTTTTCGCGGATGTCCGCAACTTGTCCATAATTCAGAGAATAGCAGCGCCTACACTCAAGACATTTTCTACCACCACAGTTGATATCGATGTTTTCCGTTTCTATGGTCTGTTTATCATAGACAGTAAATACCGCATCAACAAACCAGTCATTTTCCGCCAGTTTCAACGGCTGGTTAAGCATTAGCGACGATGCTACAATGTCGAAATTATTGGGAATACACGGAACACTAACACGGAGCGTTTTTTTAACATATTTCCGTATAACATCGATATTTTTAGTCCATAAAACAAAACGTGTCCGAGGGTTGGCTTTCGCAATGGTGCAGTAATTTCTAAACTGCCTCTCGTTCGCAAGATCGCCGAACGCTTCAAAGCGGAATAACGCAACATTGATAAATGGAACATCCTCTACTGTGAGTTCTACAGTTGTATAGAACTTGTAATTACTCTCCAACTTGTCCGCCAAAGTTTTTCGGAGTCTTGCGAAATTTCTCGCAAAGCATTTTTCACAAACAGAACCCTTAACGGCTGCATTTCTCGCACAGTTAGGATTGCATAACACCGATGTTGAAATGCTCGGTATTCCTTCCATTTTTCCGCCATGGTTCGCGATAGAATAGCGGATGTAGTCTGTATAGGTGTACTGCTTGCCGTTGGCTTCAAAAATCTTATTGCTCATTAGATCCCCCTTCTGCCCCAAATGGGGCGGTTAAAATAGTGATGATTTGACACTGTTATTATACATCCTATGGGGTGTATACGCAAGCGAAAATGCCATATTTAAGGGATGTTAAGGTATGTTTTAGGGTGCAAAACGCCCCTTTTATGGCGGTATAATAACCCTAAACAGTGAAATAACTGCCCTTAAATCGCAAATAAACGGCTTGAAAGTGTACAGAAAAAACGCTGAAACCCTCTGATCGCAAGGCTTCCGGCGATTTCCGGCTTTTTAGGGTCAAAATGCAAGGTACAATCTATCGACCGCACCCCAAAAAATCGCTTAAAACGGAAAATAAAGCGTCTGTTTTTTGGGACTCAAAACCAAAAACGCAATCAGTTTTACTAATAGGAACGCCCCTACTTTTTAGTGGTGCTTATCATAAGCAACCACCCCATTTTTTACGGCTTCCGTTAAGTTTTTCTTATCATAAGTCAAAAGGGTAAAATTCTGATCTTCATTTAGTCTTCCTTATGTCCATTTGTCCGCCATACTATGCGAACCGCCGACCACGGAACGCCCCACGGCTTCACGCTTCAGCACACTATCGCTTTAGCGTGTGAAAGCGCGTCCGTCCGGCTATCCGCCTGGGTTAGGGGTGCGAAAATCACACTTTATATATAGGGGGGGGTGACCCTGGGTGGGGGGCGTGAAAAATGCACTTTATATATACGAACCTTGCACTTTATATATAGCGAGGTTGACCATAGGGCGGATCGCACACTTTATAAAAGAATCTGCTTGCACTGCACCATCCCTTGGGGTTATAATCTCTGTGAGGAAAGGGGAGCAAATATATGTTAGACGTAAGAAAAGCCATTAAGCACCTGATGATAGACCAAGACCTTAAGGCGAGAGAACTCGCTGAACGGCTCGGGATGCAACCAAGGAACTTCAGCAATTGGCTCTATAAGCCGGACGATCCGAAACTCGGCACTATCGAGAAGATACTCGGGGAACTCGGATGCCACCTTGCTATAGTAGATGACGAGAGTGGCGAAATACTATTCTGACACAGCCCCTTATTAGGGTAGTGTGATTTGACAGCATTAGGACGGACTTCGGTTCGTCCTTTTGCGTTTCCGCCCCACCTTGCTTGGGACATAAATGTCCTTTGCAAAACTACCCCGCCTTTGCGATCCCGCCCCACCTTGCATTTTGACCCCACCTTTGCCTTGTGACTCTGCCCCGCCCTTTGCAGATACACCCCACAACGGCTTGTGCGCTCCGTAGGCGGTACTTTATCCCCTTCTTGGGGAATTATGCCCTTATGCTTTTGCCCCACCTCTACGGCTCGATAACGGCTTTTGTTTTTTTGTGTTTTTTCATCGGTATCCCCTTGACTCTTTCATCGGTGTACCCTATAATAAGGACAACAAGAACAAAGCAATGAACCGAAAGGAGCAAAGCAATGATGAACAAGATCAGTCTGAAGCACGGATACACTCTCACGGAGAACGAGGACGGCAGCATCTTCCTCAAGGTCGAGACCGAAGATGAAATCCTGGAACTCGATGGGATCGAAGGAAATCTGATGGCCGCAAGCGACTTCGAGTCACACCTCTCCGAGGACGAAGAGCCGATGGAGTTCACGGCAGCGGAACTGAAGAACGGCGCACTCTCCTTCCTCGAGGATTGGGGAGCAGATACCGAGACAGCCGAAGCCATCATCGAAGACCTCGCAGAATGGTTCGATAGATACGGAATCGAAGAGCCAAAAGCCGATGCTTGGCTCAAGGTACTTGAAGGCAGAGCCGAAGAACTCCGCAAGCAGACCGAAGCACACGAAGATAACGTCAACAAAACAATCGAGCAGTTCAGAGAATGGGTAAGCAGTGCAAGCGACTTTGACCTCTTCTACGGAGCAGAGGGACGCAGCAAGAAGATCACTTCTGCAAAGGAAACCTACAAGGCATCGTGGGATGAGTATAAGAAAGCCGAGTCGGAACTGCGGAACTACAAGGACACAATGCACATCAGATAGAAAGGAGCAGAACAATGAAGAACTACAAAGCACCAAAGGGATTCACAAGGGTTGCAGATGAACCCCACGCACTCATCGAAGAGGGCGCAATCGTCTACCTCGAACCTGCGTATGTCGCAGAAAACGAGAGCCCTCGCAGAATCGTAGTGATGGAGACCCCATCGGGTGGTACTTATCTCCTCGCAGATAACAAGAGGATGTACAACAAGGGCGAGGGTTACCTCTTCGGAAAGTACAGTATCGCATACTTCAAGAACCCACAGTAGGAAAGGAGAACAAAACAATGATGGATTACAACAAGGCATTTGCAGAACTCGCAAGCAACAAGATGATGCTCAAGGAACTCGAGACTATCATCGAAGAACAGGAAGCGGCTATCAAGGCACAGATGCAGGCCGATGGCAAGGACACTATCGTAGGCACAGAGCATAAGGCCACATACAAGGAAGTGGTCAGCAACAGATTCGATTCAAAGGCGTTCAAGGCTGACGGATACGAAGACCTCTACAAGGCGTATCAGAAGCCATCGTCATCAATGAGATTCACATTTGCTTAAGCAGAGTGACGAGCCGGAAGGCTCGGTAATGCTACCACTGGCGGTCACAAGTCCGCAGAGCATTGGAAGGAGACAAAACAATGTTAGACATTATCAGAAGAGTTATGGAGTACGAAGTCGGCAAAAGGCAGGAAGCATATGAAATGCTGACGGATGGTTACGCAGGAGACTTTGAAGCATATGTAGAAGACTACGCTGAAGATTACGAGGTCGAAGAGATCACTACAGACACCTATAGAGTCTTCACAGCAAGCGGTCTTTCGTGGATAGTAGAAGACGGAGAGGTTGAGAGGGTCATCTTTTAGCAGAAGGGAGCAAGACAATGAAGCGCATAGCAGAAGCAATAATCAAGGAACTCCGTGGCACAGACCCAACACTCGACACCATCAAGGCGTATGTCAGGGTCGCAATGGCAACAGCGGAGATGTGCGGAAACCCTCTGACGGTAGAGGAAGGCACAGAGATCGTAAGGATGTGCGTGGTCGGATGCAGCACGTTCGACCCACTCGCATAAGGAAAGGAGCAGGGCAATGGCAGCAACATTTTCATACAGAGAAGAGAAGATGCTTTCCGAGATGCTGTGGATAGCAATAGCGAATGGCAACAGGGCAGAGGGCAAGGCATTCGAGCCTAACAGAGAACAGTACATAATGCTCTGCGATATGGCAAACAGAGTTGACGTAGATATCAAGCAGATGCAGAAGATGTACGGACTTGAGTAGAAGGGAGCAAGGCAATGGCAAGAAAAACATTTTGCGGATTTGAAATCGCTACAGTTAGAGAGGTGGTTTGCACTTTTCCCCATCCCTCATCTCAATAGAGAATGATGACTATAGGGGATGCAGACCTGTTGATTGGGAAACGCTACAGAAGTTCTATGAAGGCACGGATATCCTTGACTCAAGTGCCGTAAAGGTTGTGATAGACGATGAAAAGAGCCATATGAAGATATGGCTTTAAGGAAGGAGAGCGAAGCAATGGCAGATAAGATGATTCTTGGCGAAAAGTATGATGAGTATATGGGATTCGATTGTGACAACTATGATCCGTATGACCCATTTGAGGGAGAACCGGACTCTGACCTCTTGGACAAAATCGAGGAAGAGTTTGGAGCGAACGCAGACGCAATCATAGCAAGCGTTATTTGCGGTCAGACCGCAGATGCTGCGATCCAGGATATGTTTATGTAATCGAGAAAGGAATTGAAAAATGAAGACAAAACCGATAAACTTTGATGACGATATAGTAATCGTATATGCAGATGTTGACATCTGCGAGGGCAAGGAAATCTATAGAGGTCTTGAAGACGATGAGCCAATGAAATACGCTGCGTGGTCTTGGGATAATGGCAATAGGTGCTATAGATTCCGTGATGCGGATGGCAGGCACTATAAGAAAATCTGCTTGGACGTTTAGGGGAGATGGATATGGCAACGAAATACGAAACACAGAATCGGTGGGATCGTGAAAATACTGTGCAGACCAAATTGAAACTGAACAAGCACACGGACACGGACATCATCGAGAAACTGAACTCTGTGGACAACAAGCAGGGTTACATCAAGGAACTCATAAGAGCGGACATAGCAAAGGATGGTGATGCAAAGTGACAGAATGGAAGGAAGTGTCAGAAGCCGAGATGCGTGAGTTCATATCGAACTACCCAAAAGAACTGTACTTCAGCACTTGCTTCATAGTAGAACCACCGACAGCAACATTTAACGACATCGTGAATGGCGAGGCTGTGCCTGTGGCTAAATACTATGACGATTATCTCGATAGCGGCAAAAGACACTGCTTTATAAGAGCAAAGGATGCCAAGTAACGGCATCCTTTTTTCGTACAAAAAATACAAAAATGTATATTTTTTTGCACTTTATACCCGTATTTTGAGAAAAAATCTCGAAATCTGAACGAAAAAGTCAAATTTCAGCATTTTCCTTAAAATTCCATTTGAGTTTCTAAAGAAATAAAATGGCGATATTTTTACTTATCGCCCTTTGCTTCCAAGGCGCAGATGAACGCAATATTGCAAGCCATATGCTTGTAGTGCGGTATTCCGCTTTCCTCGTCCACACTCTTTGGGTCATCTATGTAAGCAAGCAGATGTCGGCACAAAGCGTCTCTGTACCGCTGAACCTCGACCTGCTTCCAATTATTAGGGTCTTTGTATTTCTTGTTGCCGTACTCTCTCACTTCCGCTACATCGCGGATAAGTTGCGTTGGTACAAGTGTCGGTCTTATCTTTCCGGCATCACTCTTTGCTGTCTGATCGTTCATTTTACCTCTCTCATATTTCAGCCGTTTTTTCTCTCAAACGGGCAATTTATCGTTAAAGCATATTTCTTTCGTCTACGGGGCGTATATGCCCGTGCAAGGGGCATTGGAGCGCGCTGTCCTCGGATTGCTCCACACGCTCCGCTGCCCTCGCACGGAAGATAAAGGAGACTAATACCACACTTCCTCGTCTATCGGCCTGCCATCTGCACCCACCACGACTTCCTGAAGTTGTGGAGCAGACTTGACCGCTTGCTTCAAAAGTTGAAGTCTGTTGATGTTTTCATAGTCTGCTCTGAACTCTCCCCATTGTTCCGTGAAGTAGCCGGACATAAATGTGTCGCAGAACTCCCTCGGAGTCATTTGCATTTCTGCCCCGAGTACCAAGACCTGACCCCAAGTGAAGCGTCCGCTTGCAAGCACTATCCTTGCCCTGTTCCTATCGAGGTTAAGAGCCTTGCCCACAATGGACACAACAGCCTCTTCCGTCTGATACCCTCTGTCGGTAGCCACAAGGAAAAATGTGTCACGATCCCAGCTGATGTTGAAGTCATCCTTGGTTTGGGCGAGGTAATCTCTCGCCCGGTTATCGGCTATCACTCTCTTTCGCCTCTTTGCGTTTTCGCCCCGGATGACGCTCTTGTGCCTTCTTCCGTTGCTGTTGGACAGTGGTTCTGCTCGTCTATCGAGCCAAAAGTCGCACTCCTGGATAAGCGCCTCGAGGTGCTGCTTGTACATCTCGAGGAACGCTATCTTGTCCTGCCGTATTTGGCTGTCGAACTTCTCCTGCGACTTGTACTCCTGCTTCAGAAGCATTCTTATCCTTGTCAAAAGCCAAGTCTGACACCGCCTCTCACGCTTCAGGTCATTGAACCGCAGTTCGCTCGGCTCTGTGCCAAATAGCGTTATCATCTTTGCCATATTTCATACTCCCAAAAGACTGTGAACTCCTTGTCCATCGTAGGCTTCAGCGGTCTTCCGCTTCGGTACTTATCACACTCGCTTATCTTGCACCCTCGAAGCCTATGCTCTATCGCTGCATAGTAGCAAGCCGGAATATACCCTCGAAGCAGAGTCCGATACACGCAGTCAGACGGACAGAAGTCCTCGCAAAGTTCCACCTTTTCTTGTTCTTCTTGTTCTTTCATCGACAAAACCCCTTTCGTTGTTTTGCCCTCGTTTTCGCTCCGTTAGATATTTATTTGCAAACACAAGGCAGAGCGTAGATCATAAACCTTTTTGCATCTATAGAAATAACTTTGCTCTGCCTGTGCATCTGCCAAACGCCGAAACCGTTGGAATTTACGTTCCCGGTCAACTTCTTTGCGACCGCTCCCACCTGCTTAAGCGTAAAGCACGGATGCCTTACTACCTTGTCGCTGTGGCGTTTCCCTAAATGCTTTTTCGGATAGGCTTGGACTTTCACCGACAATACCTCAAAGGGCAACCTATCTTACTTCGCACTCGGCTCTCGTCAGAGTTAGTCCGTCTACCGCTATGTCCACGCTGAAGCGTAGCCGTCAGCACGATAGAGAGATTCCTATCGCCACACCCTGCACACCGTCTGTGCCTCACTTGGTATTAGACCGATATTGACCGCTTTACGAACAGGCTTGGTCTATCGAAGTGCGCCCGTTATGTGTTGCAAGAGTCATTCGC